GTTAAGGATAACGGCGATGGAACAGTTACTTGCATTGAAGGCAATACTGCTCCCGATAAGAAAGGCGACCAACGAAACGGCGGGCAAGTATGCCTAAAGGTTCGCGCCTTCAAGAAGAAGAATGGTTCCAAACTACGTAGGTCACAAGCCGTGAGCATCGTGGGTTTTGGTAAGCCAGTCTTCAAGTCATAAGGAGAAACATGAACGCAGCGTTCAAAGCAGCAGCCCTATCATGGTTACGTGCATCTGCAGCAGCAGTTGCAGCGCTATACATGGCAGGTGAAACAAACCCTAAGACTCTTGCAGCAGCAGGTGTTTCAGGTCTTATTGGTCCAGCCCTTAAGTGGCTTGATTCATCAGCCAAGGAGTTTGGTCGCGGTTCCAAGTAACCGTAAAACATCCCGTTTAAGGGGCTTTGCAGCCCTGTAGACAGCAGTCAGCCCCCGTCCTGGTCTTCCCCATACCAGAGCGGGGGCTTTTCTGTTTTCCTAGGTGGTTCCTAGAAACCTTTTATACCGTTAAGCATGTCCTCAATCTTAACTAAATAACCCTTGGATGGGTTGGGTGGAATGTTGCAGGCTATAGCCCTACCCATGATAGTAACAATATTTTTAAGTGTTTCAGTAGGCAACATAACTACTGCACCCTCTAATACAAATGCCCAGTAGTCAGCCTTTGTGGCTGATAGTCCTGATGGATACCACTCTTCACGATTGTGTGACCAGCAAACTGTTTCAATATAAACATTGCCTGTCTCTTTCCATCTAAGGTCAGTCTTGACTTCAATGGTTTTACCACCAGTTAATAGTTCCTTGACTAGATTTTCTCCGTCATGACCTACTGATAAATCTAAATCAAAGTCAGATAGTTTACTCATGCTATATCCCATGCGCTATAGATAGGAGTTGAAATAATATTCAACTTCTTACGCAACTGCATCCTCTCCCTAGGTGTAGTGCCTGCCCAAAAACCATGCACACTATGGTGCAATGAGTAGTCTAAACATTGTTTCTTTACTTCACATCCTGCACATATCCGTTGCAGTAAACTCTTTTCTCTGTATCCTGGTTCATCATCTTCACAAAACCACATCTCTGTATCTGTACCAGCACATGCTGGTGTTGATTCCCATTTAGGGTAGTCAGTCATTTATCCTCCAGTTGAGTAGAAGCCTGAACCTTTAAACTGTATTGCTGGTGCAGACCATATACGTAACATTGTGTTACCGCAAGTCCCACAAGGTGGAGAATCTGGTTCATTTATTTCAATTACTTCATTACAATATTCACATTTAAAATCAAATAGTGGCATCTTATATCCTATGCAAGTCTTGACAAATATGTCCGTAGTGTGGGTCGCAATTGCAAAAGTCATAAGTTGATGGCAGGACTTCTTCATCAACCATATCTAATTCGTTATAGATAGCATCTATATGTCTTCCCATATCTTCAACCATAGATGCAAGCAATTGAACCATTTGTCCTAGTTCTTTTATATGTTGTTCGTTGCTTATACTCATATACCTAACTCTTTCTTTACTTCTTCCCAAGGAATAGGTGGCTCTACTTTCCATTCACCTTTAGCAATTCTAATTGCCATGTCACATGAGCATACCGCTACCGCTACTTGACAACAATCCAGTTGCTCATGTGCTAGTTCTATATCTTTGGCAATCATTTCTCTAGCATCTGTATACCCATCAAGATAAGATTCTTGTTTTAATATTCGTAATGTTTTTTCCATACTAATCGCAGTATCCATTCTCTATATTTTCTGGGTATGGAAGTGTAACCATAGACCCACAACTAGCGCATTCTCCATCTAAGAAATAAAATGATATCTCTTTGTTCTCATCAAATGCTATAAGTGCTATAAAGATTTCGCAACCACAAACACAAGCAAGCCCTATGTCTGTTCCTCTTAGGTCCATTGACTTGCTGTAATCCTTTGGATGTAACAAGTCGCGAATGTCTTTACTCTCTTGGCTCATTAAGTTCTTCCTCTAAGTTAGGTCGCCATCCGCCAAGATTTCTAACCAATGATGCCAACGCACGTTGAACTTTCATGCGTGCACCATCTGGACTTGTATCCATTTCTTTTGCTAGGTCTGCCCACTCGTGGTTCTCCGTTGTAAAGCGTATCTTTAAAATAAGTTGCTTTGCCTCTGACAATCTGTAAAAGGCTGATGCAATATCAGACCTAAGCACTAACCAATTGTTGCCATCATTGATTTCATTTGATTTAACCTGACTGCCTAAGTCTTTAATCTTTGTTGGAATCTCATATGATTCTGCAATGATGGATGGAAGGAATGCTTCAACAACTGAAACATCATAGTAGTAAAGGTCCATCAACTCGTAGCCAACCGTTCTTGCTTTTTCTTTTTCACAATACTTAAGCGCTGCATGTCTAAGAGATTTGGCTATAAGTTTTTCTTTATCTTTTGCTTCTAGAGCAGACCATTCTTTGTATTTGTTTTGATGCGTAACAAACCACATCCACAATACTTGAGCGATGTCTTCTCGCTCAACCATTGCATACTTTTTGTGATACTCATTGGACAGGGAAGCAACGAGGGACTCGTATTCCTCCGTAAACGCTTCATTCATTAAGTAAAAGCCTTACCCTTGCCGCTAGTAGTTATCTATCTATGCCTTGCCACTGACCTCTTTGTACCAATAGTCCGATTATTGCATAGTTTGCTAGGTCTACAAGTGTATCTTCTACTGTTTCATAGTTGGGCGTGTCGCCTTTATCTACCAGATGGTTAAGTCTAGCCAGTTTGTCATGCATCCGAACACGCAGACCATTCATAGCCCCACCAGGGGCATGGGCTATGTTTAACGGTCCATAATCTGCATGCTTTTTAAAAAGAATTGTTAGTAGTTCTTCCGCAATTTGTTCTGCATCTGTATTATTCTTCATTTAGTACCTCTCGTATATTTTCGTCGAACTTAAACATTGCTTCTTGTACTAGTACTTCTTCTATGATTGTTTGTCCATCACCTTGTGCTGCTGCTAGTAGTACGCTTGCTAACATAGTAAGCATATCATTAGCAACTTTTGAATTAGTTTTGTTTTGACTATGGATATCTCGTAGTGCATTAAGGATATCTAATCCTTGCTTTTCTGTGATTGGAATACCTATAGCCCTAGGGTGCTCTTTAATATAGTCCCATACTTTTTCATCCGCTTGATAAACACTTTCTGACTCGCTCATTTATAAACTCCGCTCCTTGTTCCATAACTATACTGTTGACATCATGCCCTTCTGGCATCTGAACTATATTGACATTGCCTAACTCTCGGCTAATCTTTTTGCCGAACTCAAGTCCTGCGCTATCGCCATCTGCTAACACAATTACAGTTTCAAAATCATCTAGTATCTTAGTATAAAAAGGTTTCCAATTGTTAGCACCTGGAATACCAATGGCTGGATGGCTTGTCTTAGTAACAACTGTTAGACAATCTATTTCACCTTCGGTAACACATATGTAATCACCTGCTGTTAGAACTGCCTGTGCATTAAACATTGTAGTTTTAGCACCTGGCATACCCATGTACTTAGGGTCTTCGCCTCGCATACTACGGAACCGTATATCTACTACACCTGCTGGTGTTACATAAGGAATTGCTAGTCTGCCTGTGTATTGTTCATGACCTGGAAGAGCGTCCTTTACTACTCCCAGATGATATGGCGCTACTTCTTCTGCCAATAGATTGCGTGTTTGAAGATACCCTACTGCCAGGTTTATATGCTTGGCGTACTCTGTTGTTGCTTGCAGGAGATATTGTCTCTGCGAACTTGAGAGCCTCATGATAGTTGCCTCCTTCCCTTGTCATTATTAAATCATATACATCCCCAGTTACACCACAACCTAAGCAATTAAATCTACCTTTGTCATAGTTAATACCTGCTGATGCGTGGCTATCTTCGTGAAACGGACATTTCATTTTGCGCCATCCACTGCCAATCTGAGGCAGGGTGGCGCCAACATACTCTAGATAGACAGCAATGCTGTGCTTATCCATAGTAATAATCCTAACAGTTCTTGTTGAAATGCAAGAAGCATTTGTAATTCAATCCACATTCATTATCTCCTTTATTAATTTAAGCCAGACTGATGCTGGCATAGTGCAGTACCACTCATCTACATTTGATTTACCTTTGCGTTTGTGTAAAACAGTACCTGTCCATGCCGAATCATTTTTCATTTCTACTTCTAGTTCTTTAAGCCAAGCGCTAAGGTCTAAACGTACATGGTCTTTAACCTCAATAGTAACGCCATTAACACCGCTGATATCGCCTTTGTCTAACTGTGCTCCTGCTATTCTGCGGTCTGCATACTGATAGCCATTGGCTTTGAGCCACTTAACTACATCTGCTTCTGCTTTACTACCTTTGCGTTTGGCTGGATTGCTCACTGCATCATACCTTCCTGAGCATATCTAATTGGAACATCATCTAAGTACATAGAATCTGGATTAAATGCAAGACTAACATAGTTGTTACCTGTTTGGTCTGCTCTTCCGTATCTGTTTTTAACTGGTGCTACACATAGGTATGTGTCATCACCTTGTTTCATCTGTCCAATAGTTAATACCATTGCAGGTATCTGATTAACTAATCCTTGAATAGCCGAACGAGGCTGACATGGATAGCCTTCAAATCCTTCTTTGGTATGGTGAAGTACTAGTACTGCTGCGTTAGTATCTCTTGCAAGATACTTAAGTTCCTTCATGGCAGCACGCATACCACCAAACTCATCATGCCCATCCATTGCGATATCCAT